AATTTTCTAATAATTTTATATTACTTTTTTTTGTTTCTAATTTACTTTTTATTTCATTTATTTCTAATTCTTTTTTTTTTATTTCTTCATCTATATTATTTTTATAATTTATTTCTTTCATTAATTCATTTTTTTCTTTTAATTTATTTTTTTCTTTTAATATTATTTCTTTTAATTCATTTTGTAAATTTTTTATTTTATCTAATTTTGTTTCAAGATCTTTTTCACATATATTTGTTTGAACTATTTTCATTGATAATAATTTTATTTCATTATTAATTTTTTCTGTTTTCCTTATAATTTTTTCTTTTTCATTAACTGGATTTATATTTTTATATTTACTATATTGATTTTCAATAATATCTTTTTTTTCTAATAATTCTTCTTCTATATCACTTTGTTTTTGTATAACATCTTCAATATTTTCACATTTATTTAATTTTAAATTACTCTTTATTAAAAATTCTTCATTACATGTATTTTCTTTTTCTTCTAATAAAGAATCTAAATCTTCTTTATAAAATATAATATCTTCTTCAATATCTTTTATTAGGGAGACATAATCTTTATTTGTTAATTCATTTTCTATATTTTTTAATACATATGAAGATAAATTAACAAATTCTTTTTTACATTTTGTATAAATATTATCATATACATTTAATCCTAATATATTTATTAATATATTTTTTTTTTCTTTATCGTCAATATCTATAAAATTACTTCCAACTTGTAATATTACAGATGTCATTATCATATCTTCATATGATCCAAATAATTCTATTATTTTTTTATCTGTTCGTATTTTACCATCTTCTGTTATATCTTTACCATTTTCTAGTAATTTAACTTCTGTCTTATTATTATTTATAATTCGCTTTATTATATATTCAATATTATTTAATTCTAACTTTAAAATACTCTTCCCATGATCGTGTCTTATATTTAATGCTTCCTTACCTTCTCCTCTTGAAAATTTATTGTAAAGTGTGAATAATATTATATCTATTATTGATGATTTCCCTAAACCATTATTTCCAATTATTATATTTAATCCTTCTAATTTTTCAAAATTTATTTTATTATTTTTTCCATATGTAAATAAATTTTCAAATTCTATTGATTTTATTTTTATTATTTTTTTTATTTTTTCCTCTTGTATTTCCTCATCATCTAACAATTCTAATATTTTAGATTTCATTAATTTATTCTCTTCTAAATTATTCTTTTTTAAAAATTCATTATATACATCTATTATATTTTTATTTAATATTTCACTATCAGAATCATTTTTTTTTTCTATCTCTTCAAATAATTCTTCATTTGTTATTGATAATAAATTATAATTCTTTTTTATTATTGATTCATATTGTTTTATTTTCTCACGATCTTTTCCATAATATTTTAATCTCAATTTTACTATTTTATTTTCTATTCCATTTATTTTATAATTTTCTATATCATTTATTATATGTGTTTTAAATACATAATTATTTTTTATTTCTATAAATTCACTCCCTAATGTTTTTACATCCCATTTTAACATCCCATGATTTCCCTCTTCTTCTCCAAAATTTTGTTGAATTAATGATGATGCATATGCTATTGTCTTCTTCTTATTTAAATACTGAAATTTATGTATATCTCCTAATAATGTTATATCATAATCTTTAAAATCACTCGCCTTTAATATCTTTTCATCTAAAAACTCATAATCATTATCGGTTTTACTTTTATATATCGTTCCGTGATATAAACCTATATATCTCTCTTCTTTATTTTTATTTTCTATTTTTGTCACTTCATCGCTATACATTGTTGTTAAACCAAAATTAATACCCTTTATTTTATAAACTTTATTCTCTTTTAGATAATGGATCTTATTATTTATTTCTAATCTATTTATCATTGCTTCTATTGTTGATTTCCTATCATCATTATTTATATTTATATCATGATTTCCATCTATTATTATAATCTCACCATATATACTTAAATTAAACATAAAGCTCTTTGCTAATATTAAGGTCTCTGGTTTTATCATCGTCTTATCGTGAAATAAATCGCCACATATTACTATTAATTTCTCTTTATTATCTTCTTTTAATTTTTTATACACTTCTTCAAATACTTCTTTGTATTCTTCATGTCTTGATATATTATTCGGTATATGAATATCCGCTATATGATATAGTACTTCTACCATTTTATTTGTATATACTTTTATATTATATTATTCGTTCAATTTTTATATTTTCTTTTTAAATAATTTTGACGCTAAGCTGACTTCCATTGACTTGGCGATTCGCCCGCAGATGTTGATAGAATATCAATATCTAGCCCATTTACTGTAAAATCTATTTAATAAAAATTATATATTAAATTCACACTCTAGGATTTACCATCTTCTTTTATTCTAGGATTCATATACAATCCACACTCTCGGATTCTCTCCATTTCCACACTCTCGGATTCTCTCCATTTCCACACTCTCGGATTCTCTCTAATTTCCCATTCTAGGATTCTCACTAATTCCACACTATAGGATTCTTTCTTATTTCACACTCTCGGATTTTCATCATCTATTTTTTCTTTATTATTATATAAATCCATCTTCATATGGTCTTTACATTGACTCCTTAAATATTCATGTCCCTTTAGGGCATGACGACGGATTATTCAATTTATTGAATAATCGCTTTGTCATGTCTCTCTTTCTCTTCCTCCTTTTCATAATCTTTCATTATCTGCAGTATCTTTAATTTATTTTCCATATTCATTTTCTTCTTGTCTGTTATATTCTTATCGTCTTTTATTTCTTCACATCGTTCTTCCATAAAATTTAAGATTTTGTCTAATAGCTTATCACCTATGTTCTTATATTTATCTAATTTCCATTTTTTACCGTCATGTACCATCGCTTTCCCTCTGTTTATGTCTGATATGTAAATGTTCTTATATTCTGGGTATTTATCATTAATGTGAATTTTTTCAAACATTTTCGCTGGTATTTTGTAACCCATTTGTGTCAATGCTTCAAAAAATTCTTTATTTTCTATTTTACTAAGGTCTTCCTTTCCAAAAGCTACAATATTAATATTGTTGATAGTTCCATTGTTCTGATTTTTGACATTCTTATTGTTTTGCGTGTGTTTTATTTTCATCTGATTTATTAAATTCTCATTTGTTTTTATTAACTGATTTATTTGCTCTTTTTGTTGATCTATTGTTGATACTAACAATGTATTTTGTTCTAATAGTCTATTTAATATTGATTCTTTTTCTTCTATTTCTTGCTTTTTTACTTTACATATTAATAAATGATTTTTTAATACATCTAATCTACTATAAATTTTATAACAGTAGCTACATTTATTCTCGGCTTTTGGTGTAATTTGTTGTATTTTTGGTGTAAGATCTGTGTAATTTGGTGTAATTTCATGTATTATTTTAGTTAATTTCTCACATGGTCTTATTCTGTTTAAATGATTTGTATAATGACATTTCTGTTTAAACTCCTTCTCACATATCTTACATTTATATAACATCCTATTTTTATATATTACTCTTATATATTTTTTTATTTAAACTAATTAGTTATTTTAGTTAATATTAGTTAAAAAAATAGTTATTTTAAATCTTGAGAGAGAGTTTGCATAAAATTCCAAAAAAGTTTTTACAAAAAAATAATTTTTCACTAATCATTTTTATATAAAAAATTTAACATTATTATTCTATTAAATAATAATGTTCTGTTTAACAGGTACAAATATAAACAACTCATAAATTTATCTTCTACTTTTTTTATACAATTAATCTCCTAAAAGTAATTTGGCAACTGAACGCATTGTTAAATCTGTTCCTTGATTATAATTTCTTCTAATTATTATTTTATCACTTCCTTCTGTTATACTTAAAACTCTTAAATTATCCAACTGTGATGTTTTTATTAATATTGGTTTTAATATTTTTTTTGTTTTTAAAAGACCTCCTAATGAATTTGGATCTATCATACCAAACCACGCAAATAGTGTATTTTTTATTGGACTTAAATGTTCTCCTTTTGAAGGGAAGTTTAGGTAATCTGGATCTAGATAACATTTTGGCGTAAAAGATGGAACAGGATCTATACCTAAAATACTTAAATCTACAGTATTATCATTCTCTTTCCACCATACTGTTGTATCTCTTTCTATATGTGTTAATACTGAATCAATTTCAGCTACACTTTTACTATTTAAAATACTACGGCACATAAATGCTAAACACATTGGATAAATTGTTTGATTATCAAATAATATATAAGAAATTATTGCACCCACATCATTTCTTAGAGCTAGAGATAAAATTAAACTTATATTCCAATCTTTAACTAAATTTAAGTAATAACCAAATCCATATCCTTTCATGCTTAGCTTTTTTAATTCTTCGTTAAAATGATTAATTATATCTTGATTTTTTGAAATTAGTTCTTCTGAAAATGGTCCTTTAATATCGTCATGTATATGGGTACTTTTATCAAGACGATAATTTAATAATGTAACAATTCTTTTATAATCATTTATCCCCCCCCTGTCATATTTTCTTTTGCTAATACATATTTACTTTTGTATTTAAGGTACTTTTTGTAATAATTCATTTATATATAATATATATAAAAAAAAATACAACATTATATTTTATTTTTATATATAGACTCGTACAAATTTATGTATTAAATATACACTATCGGATTATATATAAAATTAATTCTTGGAATTTATATCTTCTCCTACTTTAGGATTCTTTATATTTCACTTTTTAGGTAAAATCTTAATTTATATCATACTATAATTTTTTTGGGGTTTTATAAACCCGTCCAACACACACAACTAAAAAATACATTTTTAACGATTTTTAAGTTTATAAACAGACTAAAATAAACAATGGAATTTAAAAAATATATCTGTCCTAAATGTTATAAAGATTTTACATCTATCTTCTAATAATTACACTTATGAAAGATAAATCACACTTATTAATTTTTTGTTTTATAAAATATTAATTCACTCTACTTTCGGATTCTCTTCGTCTATTTTTTCTTTATTATTATATAAATCCATCTTTATCTTATCCTTACATTGACTTCTTAAATATTCATGACGTTCTTTTTCTTCTTCCTCTTCATAATCTTTCATGATCTGTAATATCTTTAATTTATTTTCCATATTCGTTTTCTTTTTGTCTGTTATATTCTTATCGTCTTTTATTTCTTCATATCGTTCTTCCATAAAATTTAAGATTTTGTCTAATAGCTTATCACTTATATTATCGTATCGTTCTAATTTCCATTTTTTCCCATCATGAACCATCGCCTTACCTCTGTTGATATCTGATATATAAATGTTTTTATACTCTGGATACTTATCATTGATGTGTATCTTTTCTACCATTTTGGCTGGAATTTTATATCCCATCTGTGTTAATGCTTCAAAAAATTCTTTATTGTCTATTTTGCTGAGGTCCTCTTTCCCAAATTGAATTATGTTTATTGTATTATTGATTGTCCCATTGTTCTGATGTTTTATGTTCTTATTGTTTTGTGTATGTTTTATTTTTTTTTCGTTTTCTAATTTATCTATTCTTTTATTTAATTCTTCTATTGTTGATAATAATTTGTTTAATATTTCTTCTTTTTCTTCTATATCTTGCTTTTTTACTTTGCATGATAATAAATGTTTTTTTAATACATTTGCTCTACAGTATGTTTTTAAACAATAATTACAACGATTCTCAGCTTTTGGTGTAATTTGGTGTAATTTTGGTGTAAGTTCGGTGTATTTTGGTGTAATTTCTTGTATTATTTTAGGCTTTTTAACACATGGGAATATTCTATTTAAATGGTTAGTATAATGACATTTCTTTTTAAACTCCTTTTGACATATTTTACATGTGTATAACATTACTTTTTATTATCTATATATTATAATACTTTTATATTATTTTAAACAAAATAAATTAGGTAAAAATTAGGCATAAATTAGGCATAAATTAGGCATTTTTAAATCTTGAGAGAGAGTTTGATAAAAATTCCAAAAAAGTTTTACAAAAAAATAATTTCTCACTAATCATTTTTATATACAAAAAATTTATTATAACATATTCGTGAGTGAAGCGAATTGAGCGTCAGTGAAATTATACCTTAGTGTTATTATGGATATTCTTCACATCATTACATCATTATTTTTATTGAATATATTAAAATCAAAATCACAATTACGGCACTTGTTTTTACCATCATAATATTGTTCTAAACATGCTTCACAACCATATTCTTTCAATAGATTTTCTTCTTCATTTATATATTCTTCTTGCTCTATGTTATATTTATCATTTTCATTTTTTGATTTCTCATACTCTGTTATACTCATTTAAATTTATCAATTTTTTTATTAATTCTTTTGCTACTTTTTCGTTAAACAATTAGGCATTCTATAACTTATATCATTTCACAAATTTAATAATAACATATTAGTGAGTGATACGAATTGAGCGTATGCTATATTACACCTTAGTGATATTATGGCGAACTGAGCCTTTGTTATATAATACGAATTTGGTATTATGGTAATATTTTTATAATTTTTTTGATATTTGATCTCCTA